GAGCATTTTGTCGGTGTCCCAGCCCGCCATTGCCATATATTTCAGCGCTTCGGCGGACTCCGTCGCGCTGAATTTTGTGGTCGCGCCCATCTCTTTCGCTTTCGCGGTGAGGGCTTCCAAATCCTTGCCCGTAGCGCCGGATATGGCGGCGACCTCGCTCATACCGGCTTCAAAGTCCGAGCCGACCTTTACGGCGAACCCGCTTGCAGCGCTCAACGCGCCGGAGACTGCTGCAACTGATTTCAAAACCGTACCTAACCCCTTAGGCGCTAAGCCCGAAAGTTTGTTGATACCCTTTTCAAAACCCGAGGTGTCAAGGTCGGTCAATATTTTGATAGAACCGTCAGATGCCAAACTGTCACCTCCTAAAACGCCGAAGCAAATGCAGCGGCAAAATCATCGTCGCGCTGTGCGTCGGTGCGCAGATCCGGCAGCGCATACGCACGCTTCGCCCTGCGCAGTGCCGCACGGTCTTTGGCGCTCATGCCGTTTTCAAACTTCGCCGTGCGAATGTGCATCACGCGTGCCATTTCGGTGTGTTCCCCGAGTGCTGCGAACATGGAGGAAAACTTCCACCAGTGCAGAAACGGCACGTCGTACAGATCAAGCGCGTACTGCTCCCGGAACGACGCGTAAATGCGCTGTTCATCGGCGGCAAAGGAATACGGGCGCGGTTCGTTTTTGCTCGCTACGTAATCTTCTTTCGGCGCTTTGCCGCAGCGGTAAAACCACAAGATTGCTTCAAAAAGCGCCTGCGCTTTGCCTTCCTGCACAATCGTTTGCAGCACAGGCATAGTCTGCGGGGTAAAATACAGCTCCAGCATCTCCGCAACACGCTGCTCATCGGTGCGCGTCGGGTCCTGCATCAGCTCCTCAAAAGCAGCAGAGGCACGGAAATCCGCGTTGATCGGGATCTCCGTGCCGTCCACCGTGACGCTTTCGGGCAATGTCTGCCACGAGGTCATTTGATATAACTTTTGCCGTTCAGAGCGCGCATCTGTTCGCTGAGCTGTGCGTCCGCCTCATATCTCGCGGTCACGAGCGCATCCACCGCATTCATGCAGCGCATCATATCGCAGGTCGTGCCGAAGATCTTCTTCGCCGTGCCGTCGCCGAAAATCATATCCAGCACCGCGAAAACAGATTTGCACACGTAGCGGATCTGCTCGCTGCCGCTCTTTTCCTTCGGCACGTTCTGC